TATCTACTTTTGAACATGAAAATAAGTACCTTCACGAGCATGTTAGCAAGCCCGAGTGCTACAACATAAACACCGATGCTATAGGGATGCGCACAGGAATCCCGCACACGGAAGAGACTAAAGCCCTTTTATCCGCCAAAGTTCAAGCAGCGTTAGCTGAAGGGCGTGGCGGAAAGTTTATTCCGTCGAAGGAAACCCGTGAAAAAATGTCGAAGGCTAGCGAGGGTAACCGTGGCCCCAAGGGGCATATCCGTTCAGAAGAACACCGCCGAAGTCTTTCTATTGCCAATGCGGGCAACCAAAACTGGTTGGGCAAAACGCATACCGAAGAGACTAAAAACAAGCTTCGCAGGGCTGTTTTCGCAAGGCTCCCCGATGGGCAGACACGTATTTTCGCAGGGTTATCCGTTATGCGGGACGAGCTGGGGGTTTCTATCGCTACCACCATCAGAGCCTGCGGGTCAGGAAAGCCGGTAAAATGTGGTGTGTTGGCAGGATGGGTGTTGTCTTATGCGGACGCGGCGCCTAACCAAGGTCCTAGCATATCTGAGGAGTACGCAAGCTACCCCCGTACCCGACAGGCTGCTAAAGCTGCGGGAAGCAAAGAGTATTTTACGGGGATGCCTTGTGTCCGAGGACATATATCCCCCCGGAAAGTCAAAGGCAGTTGCACAGCATGCATGAGGGAGGATTGGAAAACAGAAAACGCAAGGCGGGCATTAAAGGGCGAGACCATTGACACCTCCCCCCAAAAAGCGTAAAAAGTACGTAACCCCGGAACATTTTACGCGCTGCAGACCGACCGGGCGGACTACATGCAGACTGAAGCGCAACACTCGCATGTGAGGATTTCATTATGTCGGCTACTCATTACTCCGGTCCGTTACTCTATTCTGGTGCAAACACAAGCGCGCTCTTCGCTGGTATGACTGACATGCCCATTGGCATCGATCTGTCAGTATTTTCACTGCTTGATGACTTTGTCGGTGTTGCGATAGACACAACAAACAGCTGGACTGTGGTCAAAGACACTGGCGCTGCCGTTGCTATCGTGGCTGACACGGTCGGCGGTGAAGTGGCGCTGACATCTACCGCAACCACTGACAACGATGGCGCTTCTATTCAGGGCAACGAGATCTTTGCCGTGGCGACTGACAAAAACATCTACTTTTCAACACGCCTGAAGTGCAACGACGCTGACCAGACTGACATTTGCGCTGGTTTGACGCTGAACTTTGCAACCAACCCCGAAGCAATGTTGACTGCAACTGACCGCATCGTGTTCCAAGTGGACGACGGCGATGCGTCAATCCTGTGTAAGACTGAGAAGAACGGCACTGAGACTTCCACCGACTCTGGCGTTGACTTGGCCGATGACACCTACGCTGTGCTGTCGTTTAACGTCACTAGCACTGGTAGCGTGACGTTCTTTGTTAACGGGCGAAAAGTTGCGCAGCACACCACCAACATCCCTGATGACGAAAACTTAGCGTTGGCAGCGATGAGCTTGTCTGGTTCAGCCAGCGGCACCCGCGCAACCACGTTAGACTACATCATCGGTGCGCAAACCCGCTAAGGAGTAAGCCATGAGTGACGTCGAAAAGGCTAAAAAACCGGCCAAAAAGACCACCAAGGAACAAACACCTGCGCCTGTTGAGCTGCCTGCTGTGGGCTCAGCTGCGCGAAAAGCGATGATCCTGCAGGGTCTCATTAAGGAGTAAATCGCATGAGCTTTAGCAATATTCAATCGGTCACCAAGACTGCAGATGCCTCTGCGGTCGTTGGGAGGTGCAGATTGGTGGGGGTTTACTTCACCAACACAGGCACTGCAGCTTCCTTTGCGCTTAAAGACGGCACGACTACCGCTGGCACAGCAAAGCTCACGATCTTCACGCCGGCAGCGGCGGGCGGTCAGGATGTGATCATTCCGGATATGGGTATCCTGTTTGAAACAGGCATATTCATTGACGTTGCAAGCGCAGAAGTGTTGAGTGTCACGCTGTTATTTGAAGGCGGAGCGGCTGCCTAATGGCTACCAAGGGCATGGGGATTAAAACCTCCGTGAAATCCGGCAACTTCCGCCCTACTAAAAAAGGGGCGGGAATGACGGAGAAGGGCGTTGCGGCGTACCGCAAGGCCAACCCCGGTAGTAAGCTTAAGACAGCGGTGACGGAAGACAAGCCCACCGGCAAGCGCGCGGAAAGACGAAAGTCCTACTGCGCGAGATCTGCGGGGCAGATGCGTGACTTCCCAGAGGCCGCAAAAAATCCGAACAGTCGGCTGAGACAGGCCAGAAAACGGTGGAAATGCTGATGGCAAAATCAACGGTGAACAAGGCTGGGAACTACACGAAGCCAACGCTTCGCAAGCGGCTGTTTGAAGAGATCAAGGCCGGCGGAAAGGGCGGCAGCCCGGGGCAGTGGTCCGCGCGCAAGGCACAAATGTTGGCTCAAAAATACAAAGCGTCAGGAGGGGGTTATCGTGATTAATCAACAAATGATTGATGGGCACATGCTAGATTGCGCTATTCATGACGAAGGCCCTTGCACCTGTGGCACTGAAGAAGAGCTTGAGGCAATAGCGCGTGAAGAGTCGGGTGAATATCTTTAAATGAAAGCACCCCAAAAATCCTTAAAGGCGTGGGGCGATCAGAAGTGGCGCACCAAGTCTGGTAAGCCCTCGACGCAGGGTCCCAAGGCAACGGGTGAGCGGTACTTGCCTGAGAAGGCGATTGGCGCCTTAAGCAGTGCCGAGTACGCAGCAACATCAAGAAAAAAACGTGCAGATACAGCAAAGGGTGTGCAGTTTAGCAAGCAACCCAAGAAGGTAGCTGCAAAAGTAAAATCGTATCGAAATCGAGGTAAGTAACATGGCCGGACGTGGAATGGGTGCAGCAACAAGGGGTGGCGGAGCCGTTGAGCAAGGTCCAAAAAACAAGATGATCTCTGAGACCAGCAAGAAAACTGGCCCGGTCATGATGGCAAAGGGTGGTCTGGCTGACAAAAAAGGCCGTGCCATGAAGAAGAAAGGCAAAGACGCTATGGGCCGCGCGATGAAAATGCGCAAAGGCGGGATGGCGTGTGAGTAATGGCTACCTCCGGAACAACAGACTTTAACCTACAGATCGACGACCTTATTGAAGAGGCGTTCGAGCGTTGCGGCATGCGGATGACGGCTGGTTATCAGCTATCGTCTGCGCGTCGCTCATTAAACCTGTTGTTTTTGGACTGGGCGAACCGTGGCCTGAACCTGTGGACCATTGAGGAATCAACGATTGCTCTGACGCAGGGCAGCAGGGTGTTGAACCTTCCTCTGGACACGGTCAACGTGTTGTCAGCGGTAATCCGCCAGACCACAACCGGGCAGCAGCAGGATGTGTCGATTGATCGGATCAGCCGGGAGGAGTACTTGGACCTGCCGGACAAGCTGACGCAGGCAAGACCTGCACAGTTCTACGTGGAACGCTCTAACACGCCGCAGGTGTATCTATACCCGGCGGCAGATAAGGTGTACACCTTTGTGTACTACCGGATTCGCCGCATTGAAGATGCTGGCGCTTACGGCAACACGTCGGACGTTAACTTTCGATTCCTCCCCTGTCTGGCCTCGGGTCTCGCTTACATGTTGTCGCTAAAGTACAGCCCGGATCGAACCGGCGCACTGAAGCAGATGTATGAAGAGGACTTCCAGAGAGCGGCGCTGGAGGATAGAGACACGGCGAGCTTCCACATAGTGCCTGATTTCGGGGTGTGAAATGGCGTTTGCAACGGGCAAGTTTTCTTATGCACTCTGCGATAACTGCGGACAGCGATACCCGTACAAGGTTTTAAGGAAAAACTGGCGCGGGTTCATGGTTTGCCCTGACGACTATGAGCCAAAAGAGCCACAATTGCAGCCGTTGCGGTATACTGGCGATGCAATTGCGCTGCGAGATCCGCGCCCTGACAGGGTGGAGCCGCAGGTGATTTTCGTAGGCTTACCGGGTGACGCAGCCTTCCAGAGTATCGGCAGCGCAAATGGCGGCACAAACATGCAGCCTTTCCCTGAGCAGAACGCGGTTCAAGGTGTTGGA